ACTTCTCTGATTCCAGAAAGAATTTCGTAATTATCTAGATTTTCTTTGTTACTCAATTCTTTACTAGGTTGTATTCGGTTTATTTCGGAATTGTCAAAAACATAATTTGGATTTATTTCATATATACTAACGGAATTACGATGGATAAAATTACCTAAAAAAAGACTTTGAGAAAATGAAACATCTGAAACTGCTAAAAAATACTCGCTTAAATCAAGCGACTGTCCAAATTTACTTTGATAAACAAATTGAGATCCAGCTTCAATTGTGATAAAACTACAACTATTAATGTTATTAACGTCTCCGTAATTTCTAATTAATGATGAGGTGTTAGCAGAACTAGCACTTTGTTCTGTATAATATGGATTAACATCAACATAATTAAATTGGTTGGTTAATGTTTTAACCACACTGTAATTATCAACAAAGTTGTTTTTCTTAATTAACACGACTTCGCCGATTCTTCCAAAACCTTCATATGAGTCCCAATCTTTAGAGGGAGGATTTCCTACAGCAATATATGTACCATTAGATGCTACACACGAACCATATTTTTCATTATATACATTTAAAAGACTCATATCATTAAGCTATATTTTCTAAGTAATAAGAAAGACCGTATTCACCAAAACTTTTAACCAAATTTATATCTTCTGTGCAATATCTATAGGATGTATAGTCATTTATTTCGTCGTTCCATACAATTATAGAATCATATCCAACTTCTACATTCCTTGGGTCATCTTTTAATGCTCTTGCGGAGCATAACTGTATGGGTGAAACATTGTTGCTTTTCATTGAGCGAACTATATCGCCTTCAAACATTTCTACTTTGATTTTCATTTCCAGCCTAAAGCCTCCGAAACTATGGGGAATTGCTGAACAAAAATATCCTTGATGCCATTTGCTATATCCATATGTTCTTTTTGGGTTCCATTAGATGATCTAAGATTTATATAATGAATCCACGATCTAATGCTCCCTGTCATATAAAGTCTGGTTGGTGTTGCTAATGGAAGTACAAATCTTGCACATTCTTTCGCTATTCCATCCTTTAGCATACCTTCATATAGTGCGACAGATTTGGAAAAGTGTTCTCTTATCTTGCTTCGCCACTTTGCTTTTGTTTCTATCGACACATCATCTACACTATTCTGTCTGTTTTTAGAATCTTGACTTCTCAATTCAAATAGTGGTATATCTTCCATCAATAGTGTGGCATCGGCATATCTTTGGCTAAATTCTTGAAATGTAAAACTTCTATGTCTCAATATTTGAGCAGCAATACCTCTAGAAGTATTTATTTCTACTGTCATGTATCCTTGCTCAAAGATACTCCAGTGTTCGTGCTTGATACAATAAGCGATTAGCTTTGAGTATTCATCATTGTCTTGATTATTTGGATTACTTACTCTAGCACAATATGCTATTAATTTTTCAGCGTCTGGTGTTGTAGATACTAGTTTAATAGACATTTATTCTCCAGTTTCAAATTTTAGTGTTCATCAATCTATTGTACCGTCAACATGTTTATTTGTCAATCTTCTTTTTTCTTTTCTCAATTATTTCTTTTATCCATCCTACATATTTGCTTACTCTAGTATGGCCCGCTTCATCACCATACATAGACTTTGGTGCTTTTCCTTCTGCCATAACGCAAGAATTTATACCAGCTAATTTTCCGTCAATGAAAAGTCCTCCACCACTATCTCCGCTGGCTATCATAAATTCTAATTCAGTTCTTCCATCTCGTATTGTTCTACTTGGTGTGCATACAAGTAGATCTCCAGAAATACTATCTATTATATTTGATCCAGCCCTCTTCTTACCGTCTGATATTTTTTGACCCTCAAGAAAGGTTCCAGTTAATCCATATCCAGATATGCAACAAATTTTGCCAACCTCATCTTCAGTTTCATATAGTGGTGGGTAGAAATCCAATTCTAAAGGTTCAACTAGATGGCATAATGCTATATCCGCAACGCCAAAAGATCCGTTAAAATCTTTATGCCATATTATTTCATCTGCTAGTATTACTGTGGAATCTTTTACATGAACTCCACAATGTTTTACTCCTTTTACAACATGAGCGGCTGTTATTATCCATTCTGGATCAATTACTACAGCAGATGCACAAAATAACTTATTATCTTCAGAAAGACCGCATATACTCAAAACATATTCAAACTTATTCCCATACTCAATATACTTATTGTCATTCGTTAGTGGGTCTGTTGTTCCGGCAAATAAAGAAGAGGCTATTAATAAGAAAGAAAACACTGTTTTAGTTAGACTTATCATGATATGGCCTCATTTTGATTTTAGATAAATATAGCTTAGAATCTTCTTCAACGTTTGGATTCCAACTTTTATAATCCATCAAATGGCCGAATATTAGGTGACAAGTTTTACCGCATAATGTTATTAAATTATTTGGATCAAGTTCTTTAGAAGGGTCTTTGTGTACTGGTATTATGTGATGAACTTCTAGATCGTCTTTCCTACCACATGCTTGACATTCTGATTGAATCTTGAGATGTTCCTTTCTTACATCTTTCCATTTCCAGCTACGACTGCTGAATCGAAAATATCTTAGAAAGTTAAACATAATAAAGTGGAGGCGGCGGGAGTCGAACCCGCGTCCTAATATAGTTCAAACTATTTTTTCTACAAGTTTATTTTATTCATATGTTAAATAGGATTACAGAATAAACAAGAATCATCCTATCTTACCAGCTATTCTTAGTTTACAACCCGCTGGATATTGTAAAAGCGGAAGGATTTAACGACAGGTTTTTGATCGCTACCTTCATTCGCCATCGCAACCTGTTGCTACTTTTTATTAAGCAGCAAGAGCTAACTGAGTTTCGCCAGTTAAAGCGTTTAATCGACTTTTAAAGTGGCCGGTCGATCAACCACTACTTGCTTAAATAATTGTCTCTATATAGTCGATACCTTTACGCCCCCTTATTTTAGGAATTTGATTAAATCACTAGGTCCACGATAACCGCTGTATCTTTTTATTTCTTTTCCATCTTGAAAAACTATGAATGTTGGTATAGATTTTATCTTGTGACCATCGATTATATCCTTATCTTTATCAAAGTCAAGCACAATAACATCGTATTGTTTTATAATCTCTGATAAGGATGGATCAGAATTTAGATCATTTTTGGCAGTGATACAATATTTGCACCAGTTAGCACTAAAAAATAGTAGAGTTTTTGTTGAGTCTTTTGCGTAACAAAATAGAGTAGCACAGGATATTAAAAATGATAGTAGAAATATTTTGGAATTATTCATGGCTTTTCTCCTTGGGAATTTGCCACTAATATATACACATTCTCTAATTTGCTATATTAGCTATATATCATCTATAAACCACTACTGGTTGAAGAATCCACTGGGTAAATGGCCTAGTTACAACTGTTTGCGTTCTGCAAAATAGACGCTGTTGCTCAATAATGACGTTTTGCTGGGCTACATAAGGAACCCATTGGTAGACTATTACTGGCTGTGGTTGTTGAACGTAGACTACCTGAGTTTGAACAACCGGCTGAACAGGCTCTTGATAAGGTATCCAATTTTGAGCATTGGCAATTGATCCTATGCCAGCTAAAACCAAGACTATTAAGCATCGTGCTAAAATTTTCATAGTATCTCCTTAACTTTTGTCTTTACCGCACCATTCTGGAAAATCATCAGTATCTAAATTTCCTAATAAGATAGTCGAAGGCTTGTTGGCAAGATTACGAATAGCATAACACTTATGCCCATTCTCGTCTCGTCCGCAATCTATAATGTCGTATTCTGTAACGCTATGCAGCATTTGAATTAGTTGTTCTATGTGGTTCATTCTACATCATAAAGTTCTGGGAAAAGGTCTAAGTACAAATCAGCAAATGGAGCGTTTATGCCCTCATTAATCTCTAGTCCAAAAATCGGACTATCTATTTCACTATTGTTTTCCATAAATTTTATCAGTTAGTTCAACAACGTATCTGGCTGTGTCTGGAATATTGCTGCCACCAAGATAGTAGCTACCGATAAAATTGTGTAGCTTGTTATTTAAAAAATCCTTGTCATGCCATTTTTCAATATACTTGTTATTAGTACTTTCTCCATATTCCATGCTAATATACCAACCAACCTCATTCATAAAATGAATAATCTGTTGATCTAGGTTTTTATTCATAATGTTATTGGTTTAGTGGAGGGATTATATTATACCCGGAGGAAGATCTTTGTCAACTAGTGATCGTTTTTCTTCTCTTAATCCAGCAATCTCTTTGTTTAGTAATCGTATTTCGGCCTTTAGGCTTTGAATAAGATATAACTTGTTTAGTTCTCCAGACTCGTATCCAGCATCAAAAGACCCTTTTAGCCACTCTTTAATATTTTTCCAGTTGTCAACTTCATCTTTAGGATTAACAACCAGATCATCATATGCTCTCTCACACCTGAGAGAATATCCCTCAAGTTCATTTAACCATTCTTCAAATGTTCTGGTCATTCCAAACTTTCTCTAAATAATCGATAGTGGATCGTGCTGTTCCATCATCATAAAAACAATCCAAATCACTTTTGGCTATCTTTTTATGTTGATCC